CCAGAAACACCAGAAGATCCTGAAGTTCGTAGTAGGGTAGAAAAATTTTTAACCCTAAAGGACGAGAGGTTCCAAGATCTTGTTCCATTAGAATCTGAGCTTAAGGTGTTCTCCAAAAAATGGAGATTGGCTGGAACTGTGGATCAGCCTTTCCTTATGTGGGACAAAAAGGAAAATAAGCTTTTGTTCCTAATCGGTGATTGGAAGACTAATAAGGAATTTAAGGATGATAAACACCCAAAAGGTAGATTCAAAAAGCTTCTACATCCATTTGCTGACCTTTATGAAAATTCGCATAATGAGTATTCCATACAGATTAGTTTGTATAGATTGATCATAGAGGAAGAAACCGGTTTGGAAACGCACGGGGGTTTTCTTTGTCATATCGGACCCCAGGATAAACCTAAGTTATATCCGGTAAAAGATTTGCGGGAAAGACTCAAGATATATTTACAGCATAACAGGGAAGAATTCGATGTTTTCGACATCTCTGAGTGAAACATTATTGTTTAAGCAACTAAAAAATAAAAAGAAATCAAATGGCAAAGAAAAAAACAGAAGGCAAGGTAGTAGAACTTGATGCAAATCAACTTGCAGACGCTGTAGGCGAGGAAGCACTTTCTCGTTTAAACGAAGGAAGAATCAAAGCAGCCGAGGAAAACTTGGAAAATGCAAAAAAGAGGGTATCCACAAAAGTTTATGCAGTCCAATTTGATTCTATGGATCATATTGATAGGTTTGTAACCTTCATGGAAAACGATGCAGAGTGGAAGGAAAAGGAATCCCTTGGTGTAATTGAGATTTGTAAGGTTTTAGACAAACTCAAATCTGATGGCATTAAAAATAACATTCTTTACTTGCAAGCTTTGCCTTTAGAAGCAAGCCACTACTTTATCTCTAAGCAGAGTGGTAAAGGTCTTAAAGAGGCTAAAGAATTTATCTCCTTATTGAAGCCCTTTGAACAAGGACTTGAATCTGCAAAAGCTGATGCAAGGGAGATTCAGGATTTGGAAAAAGAACTCGCTGCAGCTCAACAAGGGCTTGAATTAGCCTAAGAGCACATTAACAAAACCATAGTTTTAAATAGGCTCCAGGTGATTGGGGCCTATTTTTTAGTGTATATGGTTTTGGGTTAGATATATAGTAAAACTAAAATTGTAAATAATCATGGTACAAAAGATTAAAGACAACTTCCAATTTATAGTATTGGGGTTCCTAGTATTGGTTTTTTTCAGACAATGCGGAGTAAACAGAGATATTGACCGTATCGAAAAGGAGCTTAAAGCTTCTAACACTGAATTAAATACTAAGCTTGACTCGATTAACACGCTTACAAAAGCAGAGATCAGACACGAAATGAATCAGGTAATGTTCCAATTCCTTATTTATGAAGATGATTTTGATAAGAAAAGAATTTCCTTGTCTGAGATTAAAAATAAGATAGAAGCAAGTGAAGAGTAAATCAAAACTGGTTAACGGTTTCATCATAAGCACCTTTGTATCTCTGTATTTGATGGTGTCTGTGATTTCCACTATCCACGTAATTGACTTCTTTAAACTATCTAACCCAACTTGGTTAGCTATATCTCTTGCTATAGCATTTGAGGTGGGTGCAGCTGCATCCCTTGCTTCATTAATAGCTATGGAAAAAATGAACAAGTCACTGGTGTGGTTCTTGTTTATCCTTTTAACTGCAATGCAAGCAATGGGTAATACCTATTATGCCTTTGTAAATCTTGGTGATTATACCTCTTGGTCTGAGCTTTTCGGTCTGATTGAGGAAGAGGAAATATTCCAAAAGAGAGTTCTTTCTATAGTTTCTGGTGCTATTCTACCGATAGTGGCTTTGGGCTTTATTAAGTCATTGGTTGATTACATAAAACCTGAAGAGAATGAAGTTTCCAATTCTAAAGAACACGAAACTACTGAAATCGATTCACAGGATGAAGATTCTCACGAGAGTGAACTTCAGGATATAAGTGAACCTTTAATTTATGACTCGCATTTGAGCTTAATAAATTTACAAGGGGAAACACTCCAATCTGAAGATGCTGCTGAATCTGATAAAGTAGAGGAGGACAAAGAAGCAGAAAAGAAACCGATAGTTCAGGATAACGTTGAGGTAGTTAATGTGAATTCGAATAAGGAAACAGCCACTAGAAAAAGAACTCCTAGTGTTAAAACCCCAGATGATCCTAATTTAAACCCAACTAAGCTTTAATATGAGCGCAAACATAGGTGATAGCTTTGAAATATTTGGAGGCGGGTCCAGTAACGGAGGTACCGGATCTGGTACCCCCTTTGGTTATGGTGATAGTAATCCTGCTTTAACAACAGGGCAGTCCGGTCCGTGGAATACTAAATACACATTAATTGCAAACGATCCTGGATCACTGAAGAGAGTAAACCTTACTTTCTCCAACTATAATGATCCTCATGAAGTTAGAATATTTCAAACCTCGCTAAACGTAACATATCAGGCTGAGATAGAGGAGAAATTGGATTTATCTGAGTACTTCCACCCACTCCAGTCCTTTTCAAGCTACCAAAAGCAAACCTTTGTTATATCACCAGATGCTTCAATAAATTTGGATCCTGGTGATTTTGACACAACATTGGGTGAAGTAAGCTTGTTGATGGCCAGGGCTCATTACAAAGCGGATGCAGTTGAGGACCAAAGGCTTTTATACTGGCATTACAATTCTGGGTATAGGAATATTATGTCTGATATGATGATGCTTACTGGGCAGGTAAAGCCAGATGCTGCATGGAAGGGATGGCAAACATTACCTAATATCGACGAGCAAGTCGGATATACTGGAGCAGCAACAGGCGGATTCGTTTTTTCAAATCCAACTGAATATCCAGTTAAACTTACAATATTAACTGCAAGCTAATGGCAACTAGACCTATTATATGTCCACCGCAGCCGATAGACGGATTCCTTTTTAGAAAGGACAAATTTGTTCTTGAGGAAGATTACAACATCACGAACTTCTTTGATTTCAGTGACCTTCAGGATGAGGTCATTTCATATTCAAGGATGAAAGTAACATTAAAAAAGAACAAGAGTGTAAAGATTAGCCAGACTGATATAGGGGATGATAATGGCTTTGTTAAATGGGTAGCTGTTAAGGTAAAATACCCAGCACCAAAGAATCCTGTATTATATGGGGCTCAAACTCCTATTATACCTGGGGTACCAACACCAACTAACGGAACCCCTCAGGTTAAAAAATACATCTATTGGACATATAGGGGAAATACCTATAATATTGGGGAGATGATGATCTTGACCGGTGATAAATTGGGATCTACTGATTCTGAAAAAAGCGGCTGGAATCTTAGCGAGGATTTTCTCCCATACGAAGATGGGGGAATAACCTTTAGCAACCCACACACTGATATTGATGTAAAGCTTGAAATTATTATAGCTAGGTAATTTTTTCTAAAATTTTGACTTTAGCTGGAATATATAATGGAAAAGTTTCAATATCACAGGTGTGATATATAGAAAGCAAAAAAACACAAGTAGAATGGACTTACTTAATCAATTAAAAACTCTTAGGGAAACAACCACTAACCCTGAAGTTAAATCTATTTGCGAATCTCATATTAATAAAATACAAAACGGGGAGAACGTAAATGAATCCGCGGTCCTTGAATCTGTTGATCAGGTTGTAAAGGAAAGCGAAGGTGAAAGCGCTGTAAATCCTATGGAGATGATCAGACAACAAGAAATTGAAAGATCTAAATCTGCAGCCCAAAGGTTGATGGAATCTTGGGGAGGCATTGGATCATCAACTTCAAGAAATGCAGGATCATACGTAGATGCTGAAAAGAATGAGAGCAATAACGAGGTAAGCAATATCTCAGAAAGCTTGAAAGAGGTTGCTGAAAAAGATCCAGCAGCTAAGGCTTTTATTGATTCCCAAGCGGTAAACAACTTAGGAGTTTACGAGTCTATTCTTTCACTTAAAGGAACTGGTATTTATGAGCATCCTAATGTTAAGATCCTATGTGAAAAATATACACACTTGCTAAAAAGCAACAATGTGCCTGAGTTTTTGCTTGCTGAATCCTTTGTACAGGAGCTACAGAACTTTAACTGGGATAATAAAGTTAAGTCTGCTGTAGAAGCTATTAGTGAAAAAGTCCAATCACACCTACCTGAAATTGAGGTATCTAAAGCTCTTTACTCTATTGAGAAAAGCGCTGGTGCTGATTTCTACTCACCAGTAACTGAATCTTTGAATAAGTGGTTGATTTCAGAGAACAAATCAGTTGCCTTGCTTTCGAAGGAACTATCAAGATGGTCTTTTAACCCAACGGTTAGAAATCTTGTTAATTCACTTTCTTTGATGGAGTCATCAGAAAGTAAATTAAGTATTCCAGTTAATAACGGAAATTCTTCAGTTAAGAAAGTTTACTCTCCGGTACATGTAAGTGGCGGTAAAACCGTGTTTACTATTGGTAATAATGTCTTTGAAGGAAACTCTGAAGGAATTAAAAGGCTTAATAGAGCAGAATTTGAAGCTCTTCCAGCATCTTTTAGATCTTTATTAGAATCTTTCTATTCTTCTATGGTTAAGATTAACGAAAATGGTCTTAGCTTCTATGTTGGAAACAGCAGCTTTAAGCTTGTTGAAGAAAGCGATTCAGTTTCTATCTACTCGAAAGAAACAAAGATCAACTTCAGTGACCTTAATCAACTTGCTAAGCAAGTAGCTTTGGAGATTTCTGGTAGCTTAGGAGTTAATGAATCTAAAGCGGTTTCAGATCTTATTAACTTATATGAGAATTTCGAAAATATCGTTGAGTTGGATTTTGCTAAGAGATTGGAATCAAAGGTATTTGAAGGTGTATCTGTAAACCTTATTAAATGGAACTCAAACCTTTACCTTAACAGGATCAACGAGGGAATGAATGAGAATTCTCTATTTAAGGTTAACGGATCACAAGCTACCAACATGGTTAAGGATTTGATGAAGTACGACATCTCTGAAGGATTAACAGAATTCTTGGATGGCGAGAACAGAATCAAGTCTATTATGCTTAACGATAGAAAGCAAATCATTGATAACATTTCTATTGTCGAGAATGAAATCAATAAGATTTCACATGCAATGGCTACAAACCCCCTTTACGAAAACTCAAAAGAAATGCACAGAGCCAAGCACATGCTTGAGCAAGAGCTTTCTTCATTGAGGAAAAAATGGGCGGCTGTTAACGAGGAGATTGAAAAGATTGAGTCAACTGCAACAGAGGTAAACGACTTGAACGAGGACGAGAAATTTACTGTAGGCGACTACGTGAAAGTAAAAGAGTCTGGTAATACTGGTAAGGTAATTTCAGTCGATAGCACTTCTGGATCTTATACAGTTCTTATGGACAACGGAAGAACTGGTGATTTCAGAATGGACGAGATCGTTGATATCGAAGAGGCATTAAAATCTGCTGGTGAAGAAAACCAAGAAGCGGACGAGACTCAGGAAGAAATTAAGGAGCAAGAAATGGCAGTAGCTCCTGAAAAACAAACTGAATCTGCAAAAGATAAAACTCCTGCTGCTACACTTAAGGCTAATACTTCTGCAGCTCCTTCTGCTAAGGATCAAGAAGATGCTGGTAAAAAAGACATCGAAAAGGAAGATCATGCTAATTTAGAGGAAGCTCCAGAAGGTAGCGAGAAGGAAACCAAATATGACATAAAGTTAAAAGATTCTTTGGTTGACAAAATGGGATACAACGTGAATGAAAATTCTGAAGACGTTGAGTCTACTGAATCTGAAATGGCTGAGGCTCCTGCTGACGGTAACACTGAGTTATCCGAAAGAGACGTTGAAAACACTGATCAAAACCTAGCAGAAGCACCAGGTGGAAGAGATCATGCAGATTATGATGTAAAAGCTGCTCATGCAGAGGAGAATAATCCTGACATGGTTAAAACAGACCCTGAAATGGCTTCAGCTCCTGGTGATGGTACAGATAAAGAAATGCATCACGAGGTTGGTAAAGAAATGGGATACAATCTTGATGAAGCCAACGACGTTGAAAAGACAGATCAACAACTTGCAGTAGCACCAGGTGGTGAACACAAAGCAGAATATGATGTTGAAGTTGCTAAAGCTGAAAAGGCAGTAGCAGATGTCATGAAGACAAACCAAGAATTGGCTGAAGCTCCTGCAGCAGGAACTGAAGCTGAAACTGATGTTGAGGTAAACCCAGAAATGGGATATAACATTGACGAAAGCGAAGAGTCAAAAAAAAACTAAGAAAAATACTTAGTAAAGTTTGGGCTTTTGCTCCAACGGGAAAGGATCAGTCTGAAACACCAGAGCCTTTCGTCGATGAGATAAAAGATAAAATGAGCGTCGCCCCAGATGGAAAAGAACCAACTGGAGACACGCTCATTTCTTCTGAAGATGGATCTGAAGAGGATAAGGTCTAGGCCGAAACTAACCTCGAGGTTTAAACTAAAAATAATATAAGTATTAATAAGGTTATGGCAAAGGCTTATGTAAAAAATAAAGACCTGTTGGCTGCTATTCTAGAGTCAAAGGAAAAAGGTGAGCTAACACCAGAGACCATCGAGATGTTTGGTTTAATGGTTCAAGGCATTTCAAAAAAGATGGCTTACCGTGACCCAGACGATAAAGCTGATTGTATGGCTTTTGCTATGGAAGACCTTTGTAAATATTGGAACAGGTTCAATCCAGAAAAGTCGAATAATCCATTTGCATATTATACACAAATTGCAAAAAATGGGTTTGCAAAGGGGTGGAAGAAAATACATCCGCCAAAGGCACCAAAAACGATTCCATTCTCTTACATAACAGGCGATGACAATACATATAATGTATAATCATGCCCGATATAAAGAAAATAAAACCCAATGGGGACTATAAGTCTGGCTTATACGTTCCACAAAACCCGGACAAGTACATTGGTGACGTCCATAACATAATCTGCAGATCTTCTTGGGAATTCAGGTTTTGTCGTTATTGCGATACTAACGACAAAATACTTAAATGGAGTTCTGAACCAATCTCTATTCCTTATTACAATCCTTTGGATAAAAAAGAACACCAATATAATGTGGACTTTTATATGCAAGTTCTAAAGGACGATGAGCAAACTCAGGACTGGATAATAGAGGTCAAGCCAGAGAAGCACTTCAAGAAACCTATCCTTGAAGGAAATTCAACACTCAAGAAACTTAAGTCCTACAACCATAAAATGCAGATTTGGATTACCAACCAAGCCAAGTTCAAAGCAGCACAAAGATGGGCAGATGCTAGAGGATACAAATTTGGTGTGGTTGATGAGAATTTTTTATTTAAAAGCAAGTGAAACCTTTCGAAGAGCAAATTAAGGACCTAAGAAAGGAATCACAGTCGATTTCTAGCATTTCTAAGGAATCGAATGGTTTGTTTAAGAAAAAATATGGACCGAATGGTTCTGGTGGAAGACTAGAATTCAATGGAGATTTCATACCAGGTAAATTCTATACCTGCGAATATAAAACGAAAACCAAGATTTCTGATAAAGTTCCCTTTATTGATAGGGAACCCGTTTTCATCTTTTTGAAAAAAGAGAAGTTCCAATCTGGATCTATAGCGGTATCTGTAGATCTTGGTGTCATCCCCCCTGATTATAGGGGTAATATTATGGTTAAGTTGTGGAACCAGTATTATAATATATTTAAGGATAATGAGTCCTTACCATATACTTCCCAAATTCCCATACAAGGGATCAGTAGGGCATTTGATGCTTTATTAAACGGTACTGGGTGGAAAACTTCTCTTACCGGATTTAAGCTCGATTTTATGAATAATATAAAGGTTGTGGACTATACTGATCTTGTCAGGATCCCATATCTTTCTGATTTTATGATAGAGGGACAATCAATTAATGGGATATATAGTGATTATAGATCGAAATTAAATCTCTAAGATAAAGTACAAAAGACAGATCTTATTTTATAAATGGCCGGATTTAACGAAACACCAGAAGGGAACCCGATATTCCAAAGGATTAGAGAGTCTGTAAAGTCTCTCAGCAATTTTGGTATGAGGTATGGTGATATGGTCATTAAAAATTCACAGGCCATTGGATCGATAGAAGCTGATTTTATGAAAAAGCAATCTATCGATGATGAGAGCTTGCTTTATTCTCTCGGTAGACAAGACACGACCACAAGACAATTTATCAGCTACTATGATAAGGATTATGCAGGAAAGAGAGATTATCTTAGGAAGTTTGCTCTGAATCCTGAGATAGAGTACATCTTGGATACTGTCTGTGACGAAGCGATAACTTTTGACCCATACAACTTCTTTGCATATCCAGCATTTTTAAATCTTACCGATGTAAAGGATAAGATAAAAAACCGTCTGGACGAGAATTATAAGAATTTGTATGACATGTTCGGCTTCGGCGATGATATCAGCGGGTGGCAATACTTTAGACAGCTAATGGTCGATGGCTTTCTTGCCTTTGAAATAGTTTATGATGACAAAGGTAAGAAGATTATTGGATTTAAGGAATTAGATGCAACTACTCTAATGCCATCTGTTGAAAAGCAGCCTGATGGTACTTATTTGAGTGTTTGGTATCAATACCCAAAGGATATCAATAAGAGGAGGATGCTATATGACTCCCAGGTGATTTACATATCATTTGCTAAGGGAAACACAGTTTCTAGGATTAGCTATGTCGAAAGACTTATAAGGCCCTACAACATTCTTAGGATAATCGAGTACACTAGGGTAATATGGTCGGTTATGAACGCATCGTTCAGAATGAAAATGACTGTACCGATTGGATCGAGATCTCCACAGAAGTCTATGCAAACCTTGGGTGAGCTTATGAGTATCTATAAGGAAGATATTAGGTTCAATGATGAGAGTGGGGAGTTAACAGTAGATGGTAGACCTAAGATACAGTTTTATAAGAATTATCTAATGCCTTCTGGTGTTAATGGAACACCAACAATAGAACCTATTAATAATGCTGGTCCAAACTTAAACGATCCCCAGCCTCTTGCTTATTTCTACGATAAGCTAGTTCAGGAATCTAAAATTCCTTTTTCTAGGTTCCAAGGTCCTGATGGTGGATCTATAGGAAACTATTCGAATGGTGCAGAAGGATTGGATAAAGAGGAAATAAGGTTTGGTAAGTTTATTAGTAGGCTTAGATCTATCTTCCAGGATCTTTTGGTTAAGCCACTTTGGATTCAAATGTGTAAGGATTTTCCGGAGTTGGAGAAGGATTACTTATTTAAGAGTCAACTGGGGTTGGAATATGTTTCTGATAATCCATTCAGGGTTAATCAAGAGATAGAAACCATGCTTAAAAAGAAAGAGCAAATTGATGGTATGTATGCTCTTACCGATGATAGCGGTGAGCCTTTCTTTTCATTGGCTTATCTAATTGAGTCTCATTTGGGAATGACTGACGATGATATAAAGGCAAATAAGGAAGCTATCAAGAAAAGGAAAGAGGAGGAAAAAAAGAAAGCTGACGAAGAGGCTAAATCTTCGGAGGAAGAACCCGCAGAGGAAGCTCCAGAAGAATCTCCGGAGGAAACCCCGGAAGAACCCCCACAAGAATAATAATATAGAATGGCAGGTTTTTTAGATTATGTAGCAGAAAGATCCTTCTTGGGTAACCTGTATAAGAATTTATCCAAGGTTGGAAGGTTTGGAATGGAATACGAAGATATGGTAATTCGTAATTCCCAAGCTGTTGGTGCTACTGAATCTAACTTTTTCAACGAACAGGGAAGTGGATTTACTGAAAACAACGCATTTTATTGGACCCTTGGATATCAGGATACGAAGGTTAGAAAATATATTGCCTACTTCGACAAGGACTACATGGGTAAAAGAGACTTCCTTAGGAAATTCTCTTTGAATGGCGAAATTGATTTTATCCTGGATACACTTACTGATGATGCTATCAATTACGATGACAAAAATTTCTTTAGTTATCCGTCTTTAGCTAACATTGATCTAAAGCCTGATGTGCTTGATAAGGTAAACGAGACATATCAGAATTTGTATATGCTGTTTGGCTTTCAGCAAAGCATATTAGCTTGGCAATATTTTAAGCAGTTTTTGATTGATGGGTTTTTGGCTTTTGAGATTGTTTATTCTACTGATGGCAAGAAAATAGTTGGATTTAAAGAATTAGATCCAACCTCCCTTCAACCCGCTACAGAACAGCAGCCAAATGGTGAATTCCAACAGATTTGGATACAATACCCAGAGGATAATAAAATGACAAGGAAGCTCAGAAGTGAGCAGATCATTTATCTTTCGTATGCTAAAGGAAATACAATTTCTAGGGTAAGCTATGTGGAGAGACTTATAAGGTCTTATAACATTCTAAGAATCATGGAAAACACCAGGGTTATTTGGAATGTGATGAATGCTTCTTACAGACTTAAGTTTGTAATCCCTGTTGGTTCACAGTCTCAGCAAAAAGCAATGCAAACCCTTGGACAGCTAATGTCTATCTATAAAGAGGAAATGGAAATTAATGATTCCTCGGGTGAACTAACAGTAAATGGTAGGCCTAAGGTTCAGTTTTATAAGAATTATCTTTTCCCTGAGAAAGATGGACAATCCCCACAGATTGAAACCCTTGATCCTAATGGACCAGATTTCAATGTTATGGATAATGTTATTTACTTCTATAACAAGCTTAAACTGGATTCGAAAATACCTTATGCAAGGTTTGCTTTCCGAAATGGTACCCCGGCTAACTATCAAATAAGTATAGATCAGCTAGAAAGGGATGAAATTAGGTTTGAGAAATTCTTAACAAGACTAAGATCGATCTTCCAAGAAATATTGGTCAAACCTCTTTACATACAAATGTGTTTGGACTTCCCAGAATTAGCTAAGGATAGATCATTCAAAGCAAATCTGGGCCTAAGTTATGTAAGAGAAAACCTTTTCGAGGAGTTTATTCAATTGCAAAACTATACAAAACGCACCCAGTTTATAAATGACCTTGGTGAAATGAAGCAAAAGATTGGCGAGGAAGAGGAATCTTATTTTGACAAAGAATTCCTGATTAAAAGGTATCTCGGTTTAACCATGGACGAATATAAGAAGAACGAGAAATATAAGGAAGCTGAAGCTAAGCTTGCTGAGGAAAAGGCTAAGGAAGCCGGATCTGAGGGCGGAGAGGAAGGCGGAGGCGAGTCATTCACCCTATAATTTTATCTAAATGGATCTAAAGGATCTCCTGTCTTCAAAGAAAATTCTGGTAGTTGGTGATGTTATATTAGACCATTACATCTATGGTAAGGTTTATCGGGTTTCTCCGGAAGCACCAGTACCTGTAGTGCTAAAATCAAATTCAACATATTGTTTGGGTGGATCAGCAAATGTCGCACAAAATGTTTCTTCTTTCGGGTCTGAATGCTGGCTTCTAGGTGTTTATGGTAATGACCAGGGATCTGTAGAGATCGACAATCTTCTCGGTGAGAAGAATATACACTCGCTTATGATAACCGATATCTCTAGACCAACCGTAGAAAAAACCAGGGTTATTGGGAATAGTCATCAGATTGTTAGAATAGATTCCGAGACAAGTGACCCGTTGACATCTGATATCCAGGATGAGGTATTGGAATCCTTTAAAAACATTATACACCAGATGGACGGTGTTATTATACAAGACTATGGGAAGGGAATGCTTGGGGAGGAGCTTATAAGTAAGATAACTGATATCTGCACCGAGCTGGAAATCCCTACTCTGACCGATCCTAAGGATAGAGATTTTTCCAAATATATTGGATCTACCTGGATAAAACCAAATCTTAGTGAGTTTAAGTCATCCCTTAATATTCCACAGCCTGAAGCAATTGACTTAAAACGTACCACGAAACTCATGGATTCTTTGATGGACTCTTTTGGTTTTAGGGGAGTTTTGCTTACCCTTTCCGAGGATGGTATGATGTTAAAGACGAATTCAGATTTCGAACAGGTCGATGGAATCCAAATAGAGGTAACTGACGTTTCTGGAGCGGGTGATACCGTTAGTGCTGTTTTCATGCTTCTGCTAACAAATAACGTCTCTTATCTCGATTGCTTGAGAATATCAAATCTTGCTGGTTCTTTGGTTTGTCAAGTATCCGGAGCAGTACCGGTAGATTCCAATAACCTTTATATGACACTTCTTAAAAATTCTTGGGTTATCACAAGCCGTTCTGGAGAGCCTATTTTGATTTAGATCATTTTTTTAGTACGTTTTGGTTTCTTATATTTGTATTATAATAAAAGCATATGAAGAAGGAACTGGAGATATTTATGGAGATAGAAAGCCTTTCTGGTAATGGATCTCAGAAGGTAAAGCAAACACTCATTTCAGAGAATTTGTCTAATGAAATGGAATACCTTTTGGATGTTTGCTTCAATCCATTTATTACAACAAAGCTCCACAAGTTGAATCTTAATACACATACTCCTGGAAGAAAATACCAGAGAGACCCTGAGGAGTTTTGGAACACATTTAAAACATTGGTGGAAGAGCTTAAAGCTGCACCTGCTGCAAATGATTCCCTTAGACAAAGGGCTGAGGATCTTCTTGAGCACACTTTTGATCCCGACAGCGATGTTGATCTGGGTATAAGGAAGATGCTCATGAAAGTCCTAACTAAAAGGATGAATATCGGGCTAGGTGCTAAGTTGATCAATAAAGCAGTTGGGTCTGAGATTATCCCGGATCCGTCTTTAATGCTTGCAACTGACAAGCAGGAGGAGATTGAAACCTGGGACAAAATCTATTGTGAAGAGAAGTATGACGGTGTTAGGGTTATAGCTATGATGAATCCTGACAGGTCATTCTCTTTTTATACACGTGCATTCAATGAGCTAGACTCTTCCAAATTAAGCAAGATTGCGAAGGACCTTTCCACAATCTCAGATAAGGCTGGTCACACTAATGTATTTTATGATGGTGAGCTAACAGATTTCGATAGAAAGTCAGTTTCTGGAAAGGTAACTCAGATTTTAAAAGGAACAGCCCCTGATAATATAGATGACAATTTCCTTTTTAATGTGTTTGACTTGGAGGACAATGCAACACTTGAAAAAGGAAAGGGCTCTGTACTGTATACAGAGAGAAGAAGGTCTCTTGCAGAGACGTTGAACTTTCTACCTGAAGATTCCAACATTAGGCTCGGTCAGATGTGGGAGGTAGATTCCATGGAGGATACCCTGATAATCTATAAGGATATCGTTTCTAAAGGTGGTGAGGGGGTTATTTGCAAGAATGATCATTTATATGAGTGCAAAAGAAGCAAAAGCTGGATTAAGCTTAAAGAAGTAAATGATTGCGACTTAGTGGTAGTTGGATGGTATCCAGGAGAGGGTAAAAGAGAGGGATTCATAGGAGGACTTATTTGTACTGACCAATCAAAAACACTAAACGTAAAAATTGGTGCAGGATTTACAGATCTCGATCTTGAGACATTGAGCCAAAACCCAGATGATTTGATCGGTAGAATTGCTGCTGTTCAATACAATGTGCCTATTACGGATAAGCATCAAAATCGAAGCTTATTCCTGCCAAGATTTATTGAGATTAGGACTGATAAGATGTTCCCCGACGACATCTCTAACTTGTTCTAAATGGGAAACTTAAGGCTCTTTTTTCTGTACAAGAATAAAGAGCTTTTTTATGATAGACCAACTCCTCACAGAGAAGTTAAGACCCAAACAAATCAAGCATATGATCCTTCCAGACAGGATCAGAAAATTGTTCGACGAAAAGGGACTTAACCATAATGTTTTATTAGCAGGATCTCCTGGGTGTGGAAAGACAACTTTAGCAAAGATTCTTTCCAACGATCTCCCACACATTTTTATAAATGTATCTGACGAGAGCTCTGTTGATACCATCAGGACCAAGATAAATGAATTCTGTTCCACCATGAGTATCATGGATGGGAAGTCATCTAAAAAAGTGGTTGTACTGGATGAGTTTGATGGTGCTTCTGATCAATTCTATAAGGCATTAAGGGGAACAATCGAAAAGTTTGCTTCCAATACTAGGTTTATTGCAACCTGTAATTGGCTGAATAAAGTACCAGAAGCTATTCAAAGTAGGTTTGAGGTTATCAATTTCGATCCGATAAATCAAGCAGAGGAGGAGTTTTTACGAAATGAATGGAGAAGTAGGATCAAGCTAATTCTTGGGAAGTTGAGCATCTCTATTGACGATGCATCTCTTGATGAGTTTGAGAAGGAGTACTTCCCAGATCTTAGATCTTCCCTAAACCGAATCCAATCCTGGGTTATCGAAGGAGTTCAAACAATTGATATTTCTAGGGTAAGGGATTCTGGCTGGTCATATGATGATCTCTACAATATGATCTTTTCTTCTAAGGATCCGATTGGTAATTACCAGGTGATAGTTGGTCAATATTCATCTAAGGTCGATGATGTTATGGCTGCTTTAGGGGAGGAGTTTATACAATGGATCATGAAGAATAAATCTACGTACGCTAAGATTATTCCAGCAGTAGTAGTTGAGGTTGCTCATCACCAGGCACAGAGACAACTGGTTATTGATCCAGTAGTGAGTTTGTTGTCTCTGATTTTTAAGATACAAAAACTAGTAGACTAATGGATTTATTACCTGAAGAAATAAGAAAGAACACTTACCTCTACAAATTTTATAAAAGAGGTGAAAGAACAATGATGTATGAACAAATAGAGCCAAGCACTGGACAAACAGTAGGGTTTGAGATATTTAAGAGAAAGATAGACAAACCAAAGGTAGTATTTGGTATCCAATTGAATGAGAGAGAAATCTTTCCAGGAAACGAGGATTTTGGTAAATGGGCATGGTCCATTACTGATGAGGGAAGAGCTCTAGAAAGATTTAACCTAATTGAGAGTCAAACCGATGAATAAGCAGGGACTAGTATTTTTCTTAATTATAGCCCTTGCACAATCCGGTGCATGGTTCCAGCAGTTTTCCCAAGTGAGATGGGAATGGTTTAAAAACAACAACTGGTTTAATATTGGTATCCTTGGAATTCTCCTTTCTATACTTTTTGTGTATGGTGCAAGAATCGGGTACACTGCCTGGGAAAGTGTTTGGAAAGTTCGATTGATACAATTTTCGATTGGAGCATTTGTCGTATCCTTTTGGAGTTGGATAATTTTAGGAGAGGGAGTCAACTTGAAAACCTTTGTTTGTTTGTTACTAGCATTAATGATTATCCTTATTCAGGTTTTTTGGAAATAGAATATGAAAAGGCTTATTATAGTAGGTAAAGGGGGTTCAGGTAAAGATCATCTTAGGAAAAAACTAGAAGACAGAGGATTTAAATATTGTGTATCCCACACAAGCAGGCCACCGCGCCACGGAGAAATTGACGGGAAGGATTATCACTTTATATCCCTGGATACTGCAATCCATGAATTTATTGAAACCAATAGATTCTATGAGCATGTTATTTTCAATGGCTGGGTTTACGGTACTTCTCTTGACGAATTTAACTCGAGTAATCTTTTTATTATGACACCCTCTGGTTTGTCTTCTATGAAACCCAGAGATAGGGAAGAGTCTTTTGTGGTTTATTTGGATATAGCCGAGGATGTAAGAAGGTCTCGATTATCTAAAAGAAACGATGCTGATAAGCTTGAAAGAAGGCTTCAAGCAGACTATGATGACTTTAAGAACTTTTTTGATTATGACGAGATGATTACTGATCCTTTATTTGACAGTGTAGGTGATTGGGGAAATTTAAAATTTTATAGCAATGATTAACGTACTTATTGACGGAAACTACATATTTCATAAAACATTTGGTGTTTTTGGTGGATATGGGAATAAAAACCCTGGCGATATCTTAGGAACCCAAAATGAGCAGTCAATGTTTATTAGAAAAATATCGACTGACCTAACATCATCCCTCAGATCTATTCCTATTGGTGGAAAGCTAGTTTTTACTGTTGACAGTAGGAGTTGGAGAAAGGATGTTGAAATTGAAGGTGGAGGTTATAAATCCAACAGGGTGAAGGATGAGGAAGTTGATTGGAGTGTTTTCTTTAACCTCCTTACTTCTTACGGGGAACACCTTGAAAAAATGGGATTTATATTTTCCAAAGTAAATGGAGCTGAAGGTGATGATTTGCTTTATTTCTGGGCTGATTACCTAAATACCAAGGGTGAAAATTGTATCATCATTTCGGGGGATAAGGATTTACATCAGCTGGCTAGATGGAAAAAAGATAATTGGACCATAGTTTGGAACGCAAATTCTAAAAACAATATTCTCTCTGTGCCCGAAGGCTGGGAGGATAACTGGCTTAATAAAAACACAGAGGCAAGTGTATTTGATATGGGCAGTGTAATGGACCCAGATAAAGATAAGCTTAAGGAATTTATTAAGAAGGTTGAAGTAAATGAAATTAATCCTAGGGATTTCATTTTCATTAAAATGCTTGTTGGTGATAAGGGAGATGCTGTCCCAGGTATATGGGAGGTACAAGCAGGATCAAAAACCCAAAGAGTTACCCCCAAGAAAGCTGAGACTGTTATGGAATCCTTGCAATCAACACAATGGGCTAAACTTCCCTTTGCTGAACTTATTGAAGACGACCAATTCCTGGAGTGGACTGCAGGCTATTGTATTAGACTTCTCAAGGATATAGACAACAAGGATAATCGGGAAAAAGCTGCTGAGAATCTAAAAAGAAATTATAAACTCATGTGGTTGGACAAGACCGTAATCCCACAGGAGGTAATTCAAGGAACCGTAGAGGAATTAAAAAGAGGAATATCCTTGCCTAAAAAATCTATTACCCTCGATAGGGTGAAGATTCTTGAGGGAACAAGCTGGATAAGCTCACAAAATGCTCCTAGTCAATTTGACCCCTTTAAAAACTTTGGATAATGGAATTATTTGATGTAGTTAAAACAATTTTCAAGAAGGATAAAGACTGGGATAAGGTTTCCAGGAACGATAAGGTTAGAAATTTCTTTATGATTAACCGGATAATGTCCATCCAATTTCCTATCCAGGCGGATCAGTTCAACCACACAAAGATTTTACCAAGGCCTGTTGTGGATTGGTGGCACGACACGCTGAGCAAGCATTATACCAGAATGCCTGGTTGGATCTTCACCAAAACCAAAAAATCCAAAAATAAGACAGCCCCAACCTCCGATATTGAGATCGATAAATCTATCGAGGAGTTTGTAGCAAACAAGTACGAGGTATCATTAAGAGACCTTTCTGATCTGAAAAGATTCTATCCGGAAAAATATGAGAATTGGATGAGATCTATAGGGGAACAAGTCACTATGATGAAAAAGTGATTGTGTGATATATAAGATGTTCCCTAATTAGATTTTTTATGAGAAAGGATTTCAGGAAATTAATAGAAAAGGTATTGTCTAGTTTAGATTGGGATACCATTTTTGAAATACACAAAGTTTTTAAATTCGGAGTTGGTGAGGGTAGCGAAGTAATTCCTGGGCTGAAAAGAAAGATCTATAGCGAGGATCTTACTAAGAATGATGTTAAAAACGAACTCAAGTCCCTACTTAGATTTGTAATCAATAACGACGTTTCTAAATTTGGATATGGACCGTGGATGATTACCTGGTTTAATCAGGATTGGGATATTATTTTCAACAATGAGCCTGAGGAGGATTTTGGTGATGACGAGTTGGATGATATTCAATTCGATTCAAGACTAGAGGTTGTTTATGCTCCACAGCGTATTTGTCTCACTGTTAATGCCGCTCCTGATGCTAAGGAAGAGATTTCTTCGGAGGAAAGTGTGCTAAATAAAATGCTCAAAAAAGCTCTTAAGTCCGAAAATTATGAACTTGCTGGAAAAATCCAGGAAATCTTAGATGAAAAGAAATCTAAGGAGAGTTCAGATAAATAGTATAAATAAATTTATCCTTGAGGTACATTAAAACCATAAATGAATTTTTTGACGTTGGTGTTTTTGGAGACACCTACGGATATGGTGGGGCAAATGGTATATTCAAGGTTCAATATAAGCCTTATAAGGATCTTTCCGTTTCTGTTGGTCCTGATCCAAATGTAAAGAGGAATGTAAGAGGATCGCAATTTCAGGTTGGTGATATTGTTATTGGACAGCCTGTAGATTCTGAGAAGAAAGTTGCTGGAATGATCGTTAGAGCTGAAAGAGCCCCTGACAACAAATCCTATAAGTATTTCGTTCAGGTTCACACTAAAGGAAAGGACACAGAGGAGGTATTAGAGCTTATCCCGGATTCGGTTGAATTCGTTGACAATGGCGATAAAGGACATAAGCAAATTATCTCTCACTTTAAGCTGGATACCATGCCGGGTGGGGTTTACAATTCTCCTACTGTTTACAACAACACAAAACTTGGCATCGAGGCTATAGGAAGTTAGAAACTTTCACTCTTTTTACTGCTAAGATGTATTGATGATTCTAAGCAGGAACTTAAACAAAATAGGCTACATTAACAGGGAGATACCTCAATCCCTGGCAGGCGTTTCGCAGTTCCTATCTTTGATCCTAGATAACCTAAAACTTGATAGTGATAGAGGTATTCCTGTATCGTGCTTTGAGGTTCCTCAGGGATTCCAAGTTTTGGATTTTTCATCTATTGAAGAAGGGTCTGACGATTCTTCTAAGGTGTGGGAGATTTTCCAATTTCTTAAAAGTAGTAAGCAAAGAATTTTCTTTTACTTGCCTAATTACTATTTCTTAGGTAGTCAAATACCAGAAGTGGTTGAAACTACCAGAGGAATGATTTCATCACTTTGCTCTTTTTTGGAGCAGGTTGGTGTCAGGGAAACCTCGGTTGTTATTAGAATTGGTAGTGCTTATGGTGCAAGAAAAGCTACCATGGATAGATTTTGTAGCGAGATTAGATCCTTCGATAAAACAACAATTGCAAAGCTTTCTGTTTGTAATGATGAAAAACCAAGTCTCTTCTCGGTAACAGACCTTTTAAGTGGAGTCTTCTATCAGGTTGGAATACCTATCGCCTTTAGATTTCTACCGCATCAGTTTAATAATGGTGGACTTTCGGTTAGGGAGGCTTATTTTCTTGCTGTCTCGACTTGGGATAAAAACCAAGTCCCCGTTTTCTTTCACTCAGAGTCCGAAGAAGTTGATGAGAACGGTTATTCTCTATCTCCATCTCCCTCTTTGAAGCTAAGACACCGAATACCCACTTTTGGACTTGAGATTGATGTTATCTTGGATTCTTCTGACGGTCTTTCCACTTGTGCAAATTACTTAGGGAATTATCTTTCTCTTAAGCCTATGGTAATTAATAAAGTTAGTAAGAAATAATTTTTATTAGCGTTTGTTTTCCTTAGTTTTGTGTAAAACAAGAATATGCCTGAGTTAGCGGAGCTTAAACTTACTTCTGATTTTGTCAATGGAGTTGTAAAGGATAAGGTGTTTACACACATATCTAAAAATCCAGAGCACAAATGGATTGAGGTTGATTTTGGTGAACCCTTTGCTTTGAGGTCTTTCAGCAGGGGTAAAGAGATTAAACTGGTTCTTGAATCTGCAGAAACTGACAAGGTCGATAATCTTATGATGACCATGGGCATGGGAGGTCATTTCCAATGGGCTTCTCGAGGAGAGACTATAAAACATACCCACCTTTTCTTTCACTGTAATGACGGTGGACATTTGGCCTTTGTTGATGTGAGGAGATTTGGTAAATGGAAGTGGGGAGATTGGAACAAAGATAGAGGTCCAGATCCAACCACTGAATATTTCCTCTTTTGTAATAACATTTTGCAAAATCTACACAAGAGAGCTTTTGATAAACCCATCTATGAGGTGCTAATGAACCAGAGGTACTTCAATGGAATTGGAAATTATCTGAGAGCAGAGATTTTAATCAGAATTCCTGATGAGGATCCTTTCCAATCTGCCAGAGAATTTATCAGTAAAAGGAAATGGGAACTATTTGAATTGTGTAAGGATATACCAATTCTTGTTTATGAAATAGGAGGGGGGACACTAAAAGATTGGAAGAATCCCTTTGGTGAAGTATCCTCAGTTCGGGACTTTATGAAGTGTTACGGAAATCCACTAATGGAAAAAATAGAAGATCGTGGCGGAAGAATGTTCTGGTACGACCCAAAATGGAAAAATTAAAAATATGGTAGATAAAAGAATTTTAGAAAATTGTCTCTTCCTTGACGTTGAAACAGCTACGGGATACAGATCCTTTGAAGATCTGGAGACTGAAAATCCAAGACTAGCAGATCTTTGGTCAAAAAGAGCAAAGTACTACAGAACAGTATATGAAGACATGAATGGTCTTTCGGATTCTGAGATCTATAAGGAAAAAGCTACACTCGAACCTGAATTTTCTAGAGTTGTATGTGTATCCTTTGGTGTACTACAAGAAAGTGGACAAGTGAGAATGACCTCTTTTTATGGAGACGATGAGGAAGAAATATTAACCAAGTGTGCTAAGGTCTTTAATAATGCACACGTAAAGGGTATGAAGCTTGCTGGTCATAATATTAAGGGATTTGATATTCCATGCTTGGGTAAAAGCATGATCTATAAGTTAAGCTCACCAGAATTACCTCCAAATTTGGTTATCTGGGATAAGAAACCTTGGGAAATACCGTACTTAGATACCTCTGAGGTTTTTTCCTTTGGTAGCTGGTCTCACCAAAAATATCTTTCCCTTGACCTATTAGCATGCTCTCTTGGTATCCAGTCTCCTAAGGATGATATGGATGGATCAAAAGTAAGTGAACACTTTTGGGCAACTGGAGATTGCGAGAAAATTAAAGAGTATTGTGAGAGAGACGTACAAACGGTAATTGATGTTTTGCTAAAGGTGGCTAAATAAGATTTCCCTTTATTTAAATCCTCCTGGGATTGTTTGGATATATAAGATTCAAATAATCCCTTTTTTGTGAGCGTAGTTAAAGGCTTTAGTGATTTTGTTCTAAACGAAGACAAGGTAGGTTCCTTTTATAACGATGAACTTAATCCCAAGTTTTGGGATAAGTACAAAACTAAAGACGGAAAGGAAGAATGGGTCTTTGATAGAATAGTAAGGAAAAAACTTCTTAAGATTGCTGAAGACTTCTATGAAAAGTATGAGGATCTTCTGGGAGATCTCCCTATATCAGATATACAGCTCACTGGATCCTTAGCTAATTTTAACTACACCGATAAATCGGACCTTGATGTACACGTCTTGGTAGATTTTAATAAGATAAAATCCAAAAGGGATATTGTTAAAGCTGCAGTGGATGGAGTAAGGTTCGTTTGGAACCTCAGACATGATGTTATCATTAGAGGTCATGACGTAGAACTTTATCTTCAGGATGTTCACGAACCACATACAGCTTCTGGTTTATATTCTCTTATGGATGATAAGTGGATACGTAAACCAAAGTTTGATCCACCAGAAGTTGACGAGCATGATGTTAGGAAGAAGTTCGATGGATTTGCTTCTGAAATCAACCAAATGGAATCTAAACTTGTTACATCCTCTGCTTTGCCTGACAATGCAAAAGAGATGTACAAGCGTCTCTTGAGGATCAAGGAGAAGATTCAAAAGATGAGAAAAGATGATCTTGCCAAGGATGGTGAGTTCTCTGTGGGTAACCTAGCCTTTAAAATGCTCAGGAATGAGGGATATATAGGTAAAATAATAGATCTTATTTCTAAAGCTTACTCTAGGATCTATTCAGAATAATAAAAAGAAAGACAATGTTATTAGTATTCAGAAAAGGATTGGAATATGATGGTAGCATGAACGGCGAACCGTCGGACAAAGAAGCCAATATATTTCCACTAATGTCTTTGCCTCTAGATATGGAGGGAGAAGAAACGGATTTAAATGATTTCCAGTGGTGGGCATATTCCGATAAATGGAAAGAGTGGCTAGAAGATAATCCTAGAGAATGGCAAGCAGAATCTAAAGCCTCTGACTTCGATAAAGCTGAAGCTATGCTGGAGAGCATGGTTACTTCTAAGGGGGGTATTACTGAATATGTCTCAAGTCAGATTAAGAATATCTGGAATAATGGTAAGGTATCTTCATTTAGTGATTATGTGAAGCTTTTGGAAGCAGAGGGTGAATCAGGATCCTCTGAGTCATTCAAAAAGTTTGTAAAGCTCGGGTTTGCTCTTGAAAAACTTGCTAAAGATGGCAAGCTGAAAGACAAACTAAAAATGGAAGATCTTGAGGAAGGCAAGGAATATTCAATTGTTATAGATCCTATGACAGAGGAAGGAGATCCTATCCAAGAAGCAAGACAAGCTATTAGAATTAAAAAACTGGACGAGTCCGCAGGTTTTATCCTTGCAGATTTCGACTACAGCATTCCTGTTGGAGAAGTTAAAGATACTGAAAGTTACCTCGATAAGGTTTCTGAGTTTGCGAAGGATGTTGCTATAGCAGGAGCAGGCTTTGCAAGTCTTTATGCTGCTGCTTATATTGGCGGGGGTCTACTATCATCTTGGGTCTTAATGAAGTCAGCACGTGGCGTTTATAGAACCTTTTCAAGAGGTAGAAGAATATATGGCGCGGTCCAAGCAGCTAGAGGCTCGTCTGCTATTAGAGGCGGATTTTCAGCTGTAAAAAACTTTGCAACTAGAGCATTTGGTAGAAGAGCAGCTCAAGGAGCTTTAACTAATGCCGCAAGAATAACTTTGCCCTCTGGTGCTTTTGTTGAGGGTGGACTTGCTTATTCAACAAGGGCTACTGGTAATGTTCTTTTAAAGGGAGCAGCAGAACAATCGGTTAAAGCTGCAGCATCAAGAGCAGTTGCACAAGGCGGTGCTCGTGCAGCAACCGCTATAGGTGCAAGGGCAGCAGCCGGGGCAGGAGCAGGTGCTCTTGCTGCAGAAGCATCTAATCCTGTTGGATGGATTATGTTAGCTGTTCAGGTTGTAGGTTCTGGAATAAACCAGCTTTGGAATTGGTACAGCGATAAGCAGGCACCTAGATATGGTGAGGTTGAAGATTTTGCTTATGGTACATTTAAGCCTAAAAATATTCCTATTGGAAAATCAATCACTGTTTGTTGGACAAGCGACGGAGGAGCAGGCTGGGGTGAATACATCTTGGATATAATAACAATGAGCAAGGATGACACAAGGACTACTATGGAGATAGTTAAGATTGGTGAATTTGACGGTAGATCTATTTTCATGGTTTTGCAGATTAATTCGGAAAGGTTCCAGAAAGCTTTGCAAGATAACGATCTAATGCTTATGTCATTTAGCAATAGTGATGTATTTGAAAGGGGATACATAGATAATGATGATTTGGAGTTCCAAACAATCCTAATCCCAGACATCACCGAGATTACAATCGCTACTTCATTTGTTGGTTATTCAACCTGGGACGAAATGGAGGAGGCTTATAATAAAGCCCCAGACAATCCAGTATATGTTCCAAAGGATGCTAAGAAAACTTACGAATTCCATTATGTGGATTCTGAGGGCAGGGATGTAAACGTAACTGGTAGTCTTGTTAGTGCAAGTGAACTTGAGGGAAGTGTGTTAAAAGAACTTATACCTGGTGAAGCAGATGCTGTTGAAGAATCTTTTGACGGATCAAGAGAATTTGGTGATCTTTTAAACGAAAGTAAAGTGGTTTCGTTCTCTGATTTTTCTATGAGAACCTCTAATTTAATAAAAGAGGAAGAAAATGAAGATCCTGCACAAGCAGAAGAAAAACCAGCAGAGCAGGCAGAAGAGAAACCAGCAGGGCAGACAGAAGAAACCCCAGCTGAAGATGAAAACGAGGAACTAGAAGGATATGAGGCTGAACTTGATGAGGTAATCAATTCTGGGGCTGGCTTAAAGAAAACATCTTATTCTAGAATTCCGATTGTTTCTTATACGGTAAATACAATCAATTTTGTAGATCCTAATATCAATGAATCCCCTGAGGAATTTTCATACTTCTTAGTTGGTGATCAAAGTTTAGACCCTAAACCAAACCAGCCTATTTTGGTAGAGTCTGCTTCTGAGGATCTAATTGGAGAACCAAGATTCGGTTTGAAAAAATACGTACCACCTACTGAGGAAGATGGAGAAGGTACTATTGTAGAACCAGATGAGGAAGTAATTGATATAGAGGATGTTGATAAGGAAAGAACTAAAATTTCTACCAATCGTGCTGATGTACAGATAAAGAGCGGTTCTAGATCTCTTTCGATTAAAGATCGAGATATCGAAGGCGGTATAAGCATCCTCGACGAGTTTGGAAACGACGCTCTCAAGAGGGATCTTAATATTGAAGATTGGAAAGAGGTTTCTAGTGTCAAGGTAAGAGAAGATAGTGATGGTGAACCAATCAAAGTAATACTTAAGAATAGGTTTGCAAAAATGGGTGATAGAAGAAGGGTTCTTAGAAAAGGAGAACAAGGATTCAACACTGCACTGAAATTTGCTAACTCGGTTGAGGATGGTATATCTTTCTCTGGATAAAAAAACGTCAATTTTTCTGAAAAAGAAAATCGATATATAAAGTTAAATAATAGTAAAGTCAAGAAATGAACGAGTCTTTATTGAATGAAAACCTCCTTTTTATTCTTGAAAAACAAGATAATAATCTTGATGTTTCAAAGGATGGTGCTGAAAATGGCTATGTACTGAAAGGTATAGCAGCTCAATTTGGCAAGGAGAACAATAACAATAGAATATACGAGGAAGGTGAATACTTGCCTCACCTTGAATATCTAAAGGATAAGATAGGACAGAAGAGATTGGTTGGTGAATTAGATCACCCCGAAAAATTCGATGTCTCTCTTAAAAACATTTCTCACGTTGTTGAGGATCTAGTTTATGATAAAGACGGAAGAGTATTAAACATTAAAGTTCGTTTGCTTGACACTCCGGCAGGACAAATTGCTAAAAAGCTTGTTGATGCTGGTATACCTCTTTCTATTTCATCTAGAGCAGCTGGAAATGTTGGTCCGGATAAGAAAGTCCAGATCAAAAAAATCTTTACATATGATCTAGTAGCTGATCCTGGTTTTCAGGACGCACAGCTCGAGAGGGTTTACGAAAGCGCTGGTTTTGATGCTTTTGAATTTGAAGAAAGATCAAAAAAGTCTGTAGTAAACAACTTAGAGTGTGTAAACGAATCGCTAGGGCTAGAAAATGAATCTAGTGTAAAGATATATAAAGTTGAAAATAGCGAAGAATTCGAAAAAATCCTTAATCAAGACAAAAATAAATCCAACATTATGGAGGCCAACAAAGAATATGTTACTGCTGACGAGCTTAACAAGTATTCTATCTTTTTGAAAAATAAGATGGATGAGCTGGAAACGCAGATTTCTGAAATGAAACAACAAGAAGCTCAGGTATCTGAGAGTGAAACTGACAGTGTAGACTGTAAAGCTCTGGAAGAAAGAGTTGCTAAACTTGAAAAGTATTCAGAATATCTTGCTGAAAACCTAGAGAGTGCTATTAAGTACGGTGAGTACCTAGCAGAAAATCTAGATAGCAGCATTACTTATTCGAAGTATTTAGCTGAAAACCTAGATAAGACTATTTCTTATTCTAAGTATTTGGCTGAAAATGTTGATAAGGGTATTTCATATTCAGAGTACGTGGCTGAAAATGTTGATAAGGCAATCGATTATTCTAAGTATCTTGCTGAAAAGCTAGATGATGGAATTCAATACACAGAGTATGTTGCTGAGAATCTTGATAAGAACATCGCTTATTCAGAATATCTAGCAGAGAATGTTGATAAGAACATTGCTTACTCTGAATATTTGGCTGAGAATCTTGATAAAGGAATTTCTTATTCTGAATACCTTGCAGAAAACCTTGATAAAGGTATTGCTTATTCTGAGTACATCGCAGAAAAGCTTGATCAAGGTATCAACTATACAGAGTACCTTGCAGAAAACCTAAACAAAGGAATTGCTTACTCTGACTATTTGGCTGAAAAACTAAATGGTAATATAGCTCAAACTGAAGCTATTCACGAAAGTGCTAAAACTCAAGTTTCTCCTTCTCTAAATGAGAACGCAAGAGAAACTGCTGAAAGCGCTTCAAAAACTGAATTGGTCGAATCAGGATTTGCTGGAGATTACGAAAATCTCGGAAGCAAAATTGATTCTCTAATTGAATCGGTCAAGACACAAAAGACTGAGGAAAATATAAACGAGGCTAATACGAAAGTACAGCCAACTGCTCAAACACAAAAAGCAGATGAGGCAATCAACGAAGCCGAAGAAACTGTGGTAGAATCATCAGGTCACAAATTTATTGATGAAATGCCAGAAGATTACGCTCCGATTTGGGAGTCACTAAATGAAAGCCAAAAGCAATCAATCATTGCACAATCAGCTTTCTATAATTTAGAGACAAACTATCAGATCAAGAATTTCTGGTCAACTCGTCAGCTTGGTGCTAAGCCAGTAGGTTTACAGAAACTTCAAGAAAGCCAAGAAACACCAGAGCCTAAGACGGCTTCAAACCCTCAGGGGTACTCAAATGATTACCTTAATTGGGTCGCTAAGTCGCTCGAAGGTAAGTTTTAAAATCTAAAAAATATCTAAAAAAGATGAAACTAATCAACGAAGCAGAAATCTTCGAAACCTGGTCTCCTATCATCGAGCAGAAGGCTGGAATTCAAGATGCTGAGAAAAAAGGATGGTTGAGCAAGTACTGCCACTACCATTCATTAAACGAGTCTGCTGGAGCTTACCAGTCTCTAGCAACTGTAAACGGTATGGGTGCCGTACAACCACCCGCATACCCAGGTGGGTATAACTCAACTGGTTCTGCAGTAGGTACGCAAGCTAACGCAGCTTTCTACAACTCTGCTAACCAAGGTTCAGGAGATAAGTTTCCTTCACTTCTTCCTTTGGCAATTCAGGTTGCTGCGAAGACTGTTGGATTCGATATCGTTCCTGTAATTCCTATGTCAGGTCCTACTGGCGTACTTTCTTACCTAGATTACGTATATTCAGGTGGTAAAATCAGCCCAGCATCAGCTGGTACAACTGCAGCAGATGCTCTTGCAACTGCACCATCTATGATCAAGGTACAATTGACTAGCCCAGCTTCTGGATATCCTGGAGATTTTGCAGTAGGTACTACTTACTACATCACTAACGCTTCTTCAGCTGGTGCATACATCACTACTGAGTTTGTTGGTCTATCTAGAATTGATGCATTCCCAATCTTTAGAGTTATGGGATTAACTGCTGGCGAGACTATCTCTGACGTTCTTGATGGTGGTGCTACTAAAATTGGTACTGCAGTAGACGGTGCTCAAGCAGGTACTACAACTGCAAGAGCAGAATTGGTAAAAGCTCTTGAGGATCACATCCAAGGATTCTCTGGTGCTGGTTTCAACAACGACCAAGACTGGCAAGGTCCATTCGTAGACGGTACTAAGACTTACAACCCAATGCTAAGAGGTGTTGGTGAGAGCACTTACTACCAATCAATGGGTCTTTCAACGTTCACTAAGTTCGTTGAAGCTGATACTTTCCAAGTAGCTGCTTCAGTAACTACTGAGCAAATCCAAGACTTGAACAAGCAGTTTGGTATCGACGTTATCTCAATGATCGAAAATGCATTGGTTAACGAAGTATCACAAGCTATCAACAAGCACATCCTTTCTAGAGCATTTGCTCTCGGATGGTCTAACCACGACGAATTCTTAACTACAGAAGGACAAAACTTGAACTTAAACCTCGTTATCGGTGGTACTGCAGGTTCTTACACTATTCCTTCTTACGTAGGTAAGTCTGACACTGGTCTTACAATCGCATCTGTTGCAGGTCCTGCTTCAGGAGGATACGAGAACTTGTCAACTCTACAGAGAAGACTATTCTCTAGAATCTTAGCTTCTGCTAACGTAGTAGCTAACAGAGGAAGAAGAGGTCCTGCTAACTTCATCGTTACTAACGCTAACGTTGCAAGTGCATTGCAAGACATCTCTCAGTTCACTTTTGCTCCTTTCTCTAACACTCTTACTCAAAACAACGGAACACTTTACCCAGTAGGTTCGCTTGCAGGTATGACCGTTTATGTTGATCAGAACATGAAGTTCGGCGATAACAGAGTACTAGTTGGAAGAAAAGGTGGTGACGACGAACCAGGACTTAAGTTCATGCCTTACATGATGGCTGAGTCTATCCAAACAATCTCTGAAGGTACTATGTCACCTAAGATTGCGGTTAAGTCTCGTTACGCTCTAGTAGAAGCTGGTTTCCACCCAGAAACTATGTACTTCTGTTTCCACGTGAACGTTCCTGCTGGAGGTCTATCCTAATCAGTAGTTAGTACACACTAATACTAAACCCCAGGTTTTTGCCTGGGGTTTTTTTATTGCTAGGGGATATATAGTATAAATGTGGTCGTTGCATAATGAGTAGAATTAAATCACATAAGCAATTTTTAGTCGAGAGAGATCTTTCACAAGAGGTTGATCAGGTTGTTCTTGCTGAGATGCTCTTAGAATATTACAATATTAATGAGGGTAAGGCTTTAGATACCCTTAAAAATAGTGTATCTAAAGCTCTATTAGGGCCCTTTTCGAGATTGTCAGTTATTGATACTATTAGAAAGGGAAATCTAGATATCCAAAAAGAAATCATAACCAAGCAATACGACGTTGAAGATGAGGTTCTTGATCTAGAAGGTAAGATAGATGACCTTAGGAGCAAAGGTGCATCAAGGAATGATATTGCCAGAATTCGTACCCAAATCGAGAGGAAGAATAAGGAATTCCGTTCTTTTGTTAAAATGAAGAGGGAACAGATGAATAAAGGGATGAAACTCCTGGAAAAAACCATTGGTAAAAACCCTAGGAGAAAGGAATATTACGAGGCAGGTTTCATCGACGATAAGTATGACCTTGCTAAATTTGAATATGAGTTAGCTCAAAAGAAATCCAGCGATCAAGATAGTATTAAAAAGCTAAAATCCGATTTGGAAACAGCATCGAAGAAGGCAGAGTCTTTTGCTTCTAAAACTAAGGAATCCTCTAAGAAAGAAGCTTCTATTAAAGATGCAGATCTTGGGGATCTTTCGCAGATTAGAAAAAATGTTGGCAGTAAGGATCTTGGGGTGGTTGTCTCATTAAGGGAAAAATCAAGAGCAAAGATTAAGGATTTGAAGTCTAGCATGTCAAAAGTGCTTTCTGACATTAAGTCTTTTATGTCAAAGTCTCCCTCTTACGATGAGGTTCAGAAATCCGGAAAGATCTCTAATGGTATAAAAGATTTGGAGGAAAGTGCTAACGAGCTTGATTCACTGGAGAATTTAGTATCTGTTTATAGCAATGTAATTAGTAATAAGGGAAAGGATCTTTCCAACGAATCTTCTTTGACCTCCCTTTTTTCTAAAATTAATAATGCAATTAATGACGGAAACGATGCGGGGTCTGGAATAACCAAGGAGGTAATTGATCTTAAATCTGATATAACCCTTAAAAAGGTTGGTAATCTAATAAAAAAATTAGCCTAACATGTTGTTAAGTTTTAAACAGTGGGAGTCACAAAACATAAATGAAAAAGATGGTGGTCTGGATAAGATCATGAATTGGCTGAGTTCTAATTTTGGGGGTACAATTTCTAAGATTGATTCATTGCTTTCTGATATCAATTCTATTGAAACCCAATATTCAAAAGAATGGAATGATATACAAACTGACATAGATGCTTTGGAGGTTAAAAAGGCACAAACCAAAAGCGATCCTGCTGAAGCTAAAAAATTGGAAAGAATGATCGATAGGAATCAAAAACTTCTTTCAGCTTTGGGCAAGAAAAGGAAAGCTGATATAGAAAAGATTGATAGCAAAGTCGAGAAGCTTACCAAGGGTAAACAAAGACTTATTTCTTATTGGAATCTTAAGAAATCTGAACTTGAAGCAGACTTAGCAGAGAAGCTATATAAGATGGCTAAAAGTTTAACCGACGATTCAATTGCTGATGAGTTATATGATAAGTATAAAAAAGCAGCTTTAGATGCTAAGAGTAAGGATGAGAAATTTAGGGAAAAATTTGGTAAGCTAGATCTTGCTAAGCCATCTACTCTAAAATCAGATGCTGAATCAAGAGTAATCTCGAGTGCTAATTTTTCAATGGATCCTATATTTTCTATGAATGCACCACAGTTTACCAAATTTGTGCAAGATCTAGAAAAAAGCCAAGTGGGTGCATTAATTAAAGCTATGCAATCTGAAAGGAATGAAAGATATGCCACTTTAGATACCGAAAGGGATAGACTGGAAGCTCAAGCTAAAAAGAAAGGATTGTCTGCTGATAGTGTCAAAAAGGATATGTCTGATTTAAGAGAAACCTTAATGAGAAAAATTAGAGATCTCAGAACTAAAATAACTATTGCTAGAAGATATGCTTAAGCACATTAAGAAACTTGAGGAATTCCCTTTGTTTGAGGGCGTAAATGAAGATCTGGTGAAAGCAAAAGCAGACGTTAATGCTAAGCAGGCGGAAATTGCTGAGGAAATTGCAAAGCAAAAGGAAACCACGGATTTGAAACAAAAAGCAGCTAGTATCAGGAACCAAGCAAGATTGGTTGGTCAAATGCCAGCTCTACTAAATGCTTTAGCTAATGCTATGGACGCAAAGGCTGACTCTGGCGATACAACAAATATTTATTAAAGATGTCAAACAATTATCTTAGAAATAACCCAGTAGCAAATCAATTATCCATAGATACCTTTAGACTCTATGAGAATAAGGATGTTGACGATGCGTTGAAAATATCAATTGACACTCTTTTAGCAGCGTGTAAGAAGATTATTTTTGATTTTGCTTCTGACCGAAACAGAACGTATGAGTCTTTTGCAAAGAAGATAGAAATGATTAGTGATACATCTACCATCAAGGGATTGATTGCTAATATAAAAGATGCTTGTGAAGATACTGAATTGCATGATTCTATTCTTGCACCTCTCAAAAAATCTTATTTGGATTCTATCGATCTAATTGGTGATGCAATTAAAAGAATGGTTGAACTTGACCCATCCCTCGAGTCAAAAGCTATCCAAAATTTTAAATCTGCTGGAAAAAGATTGGTTGAGAGTGTAAAGAGAACTGCTGATGAGTACCAGGAGAAATTGAACGAGTCTAATGAGATTGGAGTTCCTGGAAGAGTTCATAGACTGAAGAAAATGCTCATTAACCACATTGTCGATTCTAAAGGTAAGGATGCAAAGTCTGGATATGGTAGAGATTGGCACAGACTTTTTTCAACTTTAGCACAAAAGCTTTCTTCTATCAATAGTGATAAAGCTACTTTCTCTGACAATGACAGAAAAACACTTGCTGAACTTGAAAAGAAAACCGATAACCTTGCACAGGAATATGCTCAGTACTCTGTTAAAGCGGTAGAGTCTATTATGTCAAAACTTATGAAGGACGATGACTTGGAAGCCAAGTTTTCAGATTTCTTTGAGATGATGACTAACGCTTTAGACAAAGTTACTAAATCTAATACGGATGAAGGCCTAATTGAAGTAAAGGTTAGAGAAGATTTGGAGGACAAAGAAACAAAAATGAATGATAGAGTTTTCCCTCTAAAGATTGGTGACAAGGATAATGATACAAAACTTAAAGGTTCTGGGCTAATCTCTGCTGTACAAAAAGCACTTATTGATTCATTTGTGCCAATTAAAAACCTAATGGATCCAAGAGGTGGTGCTAACGGTAAGTATGAAACTGCAACTGAAGTCGCAGTGAAGTCAATCCAATCTACCTTAGGTAATAAGGACGTAAATGGAAAATTGGATAAGCCATTGCTTGACATAATTCTTAAGCTGGATCAAGTATCAAAAGAAAATAAGGAGGCTATCAAGGAAGCGATCAGCCAACTTAGGGGTTCTTATTCTTCTGTGAGAGAATCTAGTAATGCATTATCAGCTGCTGATTTCATGAGGCTGATGGAGGCTATGACTTATATTGATCCCAATGAGATAGAGGCTAATATCAAGAATTACAGTCAGGAGCTGGCTGAAGATGATGAATCGATGTCTCAACCAACAACCTCTGATTATTCTTTAGCTGAAGCCCTTGCTAAAATTTTAAGAACTAAGGATTATAACAAAAATGTAGAAGCTGAAGATTTCTTGAAAGAGGATGGAACTCTAAAAGGATCATGCCCTCACGATTATGTTGATTGCTGGACCAAGGCAGTTTCTGGGGATAAGCCAGTTTCTTTCTTTGTTATGGTTGATGATAATGACAACTGTTCTCTTTTCCCGACAAAAAGAATCTCCGGCAGTGTAAACAAACCTTGCAACTGGAAAAGGTATAAATCTATTGCAGGTGACGACATAGAGGATGTCCACAAATTTGGAAATTGGTACACCTCGTACTGGAAAAATTTTGGTGGTGTAGGTTCTGAGATTAAGTCTAAAGTCTTGGATGAGGTAATGTCATCGAATTGTAAGCTTGCTAAGGAAGAGAACCTAAGTGATGTTGCTGCTATTTACGAGGAGTTAGAGGGAGCTTTTGTTCCAAACAAGGATGAAGTTGCAGGAGGTTATATTAGGCCAAATTCTATGAGATCCTTGGTATCTAGCATTAAAGGTATGGTAGGTAATGATGGTATATCCAATCTTAGTCCTGGGGAGCTCAGAGCTTTGTACAACACCGTAATTGTGTGTTCACCTATGATAACTTATAATAGAGACAAAGATGAATGGGTCCCTGCAGTAAAGATGCTATGTAATTCCTTGGACATAACCGAGGATGAGCTTATTTCTGATATAAGAAAGAATGGATCACTTGGTAAGAGCGGAAAAATGTCTGTTGAAAAGGTAGCTTTGTTTGATACCAATTCTGGAGACAATGAAATATTAAAATCCACTATAATCGGAACCACAGAAGATCCAGATAAGGTAAATGTTATGAAGGAGAGCCTGGGTAAGGTTAAGCCAATTATGAACAGCCTTTCTAAACACTGTAAAAGAATCGGTGTAGATAGAATGGATGATATTACTCCGGATATCTCTGACTCGATGATCGTTATAACAAGAGAGGGATAAGCTAGAAACTTATCCCCCCTTTCTTCCTATAATTCATTGAAAATCTTTTTTTAGTGAATAACCTTGGTAAGTTTTATTTTCTAACTTTCTGTAGTCTAGGTCCACCCCATGATTCTGGACAGGATTTAAGTAAAAATATTTCCAACATCAAGACACTCCTTGGTCACTACTTTGACGATATAATTTTTTACACCCCGTCAAAACTTAAAGAGTGTGATGGTAGTGATGACTTCTGCAATGTCCTTGATGGTGTTTTCCCGCTCAACCCTGGTATCAATTCCAATGGATGTGGGGATTTTAAATCTTTTATTATTGACAAGACCTTGTCCGAGATTGACGAGAATGATGTACTGTTTTACCACGACTGTAACTTCGAGAAGTATACACAATATTGGCAGACGGACTGGGAAAATATTAGGGAATCTATCGATTTTTTGCTGACCCAAAATAAATCTGATTTTTTCATTCCTTTTGAAAGTGAAGCTTTTGGTCAGATTCCACAAGTAAGATTACACGGAAAAAGATATACAACCGAAGCTATTTTAGAAGATCCTGTGGAATCTGATATAGTTTCTAGATGCTGGGAAATAGCTTCGAATCGGATGATTATAAAAAACACCCAAGCATCCAGGGATTTCTTTTCTGATTATAAAAATCTTTGTGGAAGGAAGGACCTTCTCATGAAATATCCAAACCCAGATCCATACCCTCAATTCACACACAGCTGCCCTGAACAGCATGTTCTAAATTGTCTAATCTACAAATATATTTTGGATGGAAAACTAGATCCTGAGTTTCCAAGATTTTCTTTCCCGAATAGAAAATTTATCTTAAATTCTGGTGTTGAAGTAAGAGTAAACTCTGAATTGTCGAAATATATGCAAACCAAGTCGATAAAAGAGTTTGAAAGAAGAAAAACAACTAATGGAATCAAAGATCAAGATATTCGAGGGACCAAGGAATTCGGGCAAGACCTTTTTAGCACGTAAGTATTCTGAGGTACATAGCATTCCGATCTTTAAGTTCGATTTTGTTGGCTGGTTCAACAGGCTTTCTTTGGATGACCAATCACACGAGACCCACAGCTTTGCTCTAGGCAAAGAGTTAATGCTATTGCAATTGTGTCGAGATGGGTTGCTACCTACTTTTATATTAGATCGTGGATTTCTAACAGTTCTTACTTGGGGAATACTCTCTGGCCGTATTACTGAAGATGAGGCAATGAATCAATTGAAAATGATTGCTGAAGAGGGATTGCTTAAAGATTGTGAAATCTATTTTGTAACTGGTGACAATCCAAATAAGGGGGACAGAAACAAGGATAATTGGGATTTTAGGGATGGGGATTCAAAGGAGCAAGAGATTATGGAAAATCTGAGAGACTATGTTATGAATCAACCATACAATGTTTATGTCCATCGGATATTCAACAGCTTTGATAATAAAACAGTAAACGACTTAAGTCATATCTAAATGTGTGGAATAGTAATCACAAAAACACCAGGTGAAGAAATACTGGATACTATAAAACATCGGGGCATTGAAAAAACCGTTGTTGAAAAAAACGGACTTAGTATTTGCCACCATAGACTTCCAATCCAGACCGTTGATGGTGATGATTGGAATCAACCAATAGAGATAGCAGAAGGCATCTATTTGCTTTTTAACGGGGAGATTTTTAACTATGACCGTGAAAGATTTGATTCTGACGTAGAATATCTTACTAATATTTTCGGTAGGTATCGTGGAGGGAGCTTTGAAATGTTTTGTTCTTTGTTTATACCAGAAATCCAAACTTGGGATGGATTTTGGGCAATAACGATATATGATGCAAACACTAATGATGTTATTGCTTTTACCGACCCTCTAGGACGTAAATGTCTTTATTATAATTCTCTTGGTGATATTGCTTCGGAGATAAAACCCCTTGTGTATGAAAATTCTCAGATAGACGAGACCTTTATCAGCACGGTAAGAAAATGGGGGTACAACACGGATGAAAGGACATCTTATAGTGATATCAAAAGGATACTACCAAATAACATATACAGTTTTAATTTAGATGCCCCTGAATTTAAGAATGTGTATAGCACCTATTATAGAGGCTTTGATTTCCCGATCCAAGAATTGGTTGGTAAAAGCTACGAAGAGCACATGGAGTGGCTTTGGTCTAAAATGTTCGAATCAGTAAGGAACAGATTGGTTTCTAAGGATTATCCTATATCTCTTCTTATTTCAGGTGGACTAGACTCCTCTATTATTGCATCCGTTTTAAATGAAATTGGAGCTGATGTTAGATGGTTTAGCATTGAAAATGGGGAAAAAGAGTTTGTAGACATTCTCTCTGAAAGACTTGGTAAGGAGGTTTCTTTTTTAGATTACAACATGGATGAATCTATGAATGAGGAGATTTATAAAAAATGGAACGAGTCACCAATAGACCTTGGATCTGTTATACCACAGTATCATTTGTTTGATGCTGTTAAGAGGTTTGGTGGTTACAGAATAGTTCTCTCTGGAGATGGAGCTGACGAGCTTTTCGGTGGGTATAAAAGAATCCACGAATATGATTCACAAAAGTCAGATGTATTTGACGAGTTAACTTACTACCATTTGCCAAGATTGGATAAGATGTCTATGGCTCACACCTTGGAACTTAGGAGTCCCTTCTTGAATCTAGATCTTGTAAGATTTGCTTTGCATTTACCTATAGAGTGGAGGACTGATAAGAAAATCCTTAAGGACACATTTTCACCACTGCTTCCTGATGAAATAGTAAACCGGAAAAAAGCACCTCTTAAAAACCCTAAGATTAAGGAGGATAAAATTGCTTACCGGTATAAAGCAGTAGATCTTTTTCTGAGGAATAGATAAATTCGTCTAAGGAGCGATATATAAAGAAAAAAGCTCCAAATGGCAAATAATATTAAGTCCTTTGAGGATTTTAAATCTGAGTCTGTTAATGAGAATTGGTTCAGTGATAGTCTAAGTGGTTTACTTGGCTATGCTGGAAATGCTTTCTCTGACGTTTTAAAGGGAAAAGCCTCTGCATATCTTTTAAGCTTCTTTGGAATTGGTGAACAATCAATCTTCAGTAAGCTTGTACAAAACTTTGTTGAACAAATCCCAGTTGCTGATTTAACTAAAATTATTTTTGCAGGAAAGGCTAATTCCGCTTACCTTGCCCCTAAGATGGCTGATGCATCAATTGAATTCTTGACTGAAAAGGGTTTAGATGGTATCGCTCAGGATCTTGGTATTGAGCAAGATGGGTGGATTTATAGAACAATCTCTGAAATGCTTACTAACCAAGTTAGAAGGGAGAACTTTAGAAATTCTTTGGAAGAATTTTATTTACAGGCTTTTAACGGGTTTGAAGGTGCTTCGGACAAGGAAGATTTTATGAGATCCCTTTCATCAACAGAGGAAAGAACACTAAGGAGTGGAATCGATAGAGTGGTAGGTGCTAAAGGTGAAGATGTAGATAGGTCTTCTGGAGACTTTGTATCCGATTTTCTTTCTAGGTTATCTGGAAATGGGCAATCACTGCAATCTTTAGGATTAAGCTCTGGTGGAACTATACAATAAAAATTTTTAGATCATGAATATAAATGACGTTTCGAAGAGGGAAGTTTTAGACTTCGATCAATTTAAGAAAAAAGTACACGATGAGACATTTAAGCCTTTTGCTGCTGAAAATCAAGAGGGCGGTGAAGGTAAAACTGGCTTGCATAAGATAAAAAGAGAACCTGCTTATGATTGGGTTGGCTATGCAGATGCAGTATTTAGCCCAGAGAAAGCTGGTATTGAGGTACCTGGTTACAATGCTGATGGAGATAGAGAGTACAACATTGCTAATGCAGGTCCATCTATTGTGAATGCACCAAATTCTGCTCAAACTCTTTCTAGTGCACTTGGTGAATCTGAGATCAATGAATCTTTTTCCATAAAGAGACTAGAGGATTTTTAGTAATATCTTTTAAAGAGTCTATAAAGACAAGTTTCTTTTGAAACTTGTCTTTTTTTGTGTGATATAAAAAAACAAAGATTCGGAGCACATAATGAATATTAAATTAGTACATATACTTACAGAGCCTGAAACCAGAAGAGAACAAGCTTCTATAAACTCGTTATCTCCTCTTGGTGAAATGGGCTTAACTTATCAGCAACAGGTTAATGAGAGATATAAGGGGGAAGAGTGGAAGGAAGTTCCTGCTCTTTCCCAATCCCCTGCTACCAATCACGGACCTGGTCATTACGGGGCATTCCAATCTTTTAAAAAGGCAATGCTAGAAAATTTTACTGAGGATCTTGATGCTTTGGTACTTTGTGAGTGTGATTGTGTATTGGAGACCTCACATGAAAACTTCATGAAAACCCTAAGAGGTGGTATTGAATTTTGCAATGAGAATGATCTTAAATACCTTTCATTAGGTTCTAGGTTTGTAAAGGGGGTTTTACAGTCCCCCGAGACTGATTCTGACCCTAATTTCCCAGATTTCTATGTTACTAATAAGGTAATTTTGGCTCACTGTGTTGTGCTACCAGCAATATCTAGAGATATCATATTAGATTCTTTAGATAAGTTTAGCTGGGATAGCCCAGATATCTGGTTTAACGAGGCACTTTGGCGCAGTGGACACAACAGGTTTGGGATAGTAAAAGAAAGACTTGCCAGACAACACGAAGGTGTTTCGTTGATAGACAATGTTTGGAAGGAGTCTCAGTAATTACTTCTTTTCCCTCTGCTCATTGTTTATTTCCCTAACAAACAGTTCTTTAGCAATTTTAAGAATAACCGAATCCTCGTTAAAATCCTCGTATATCTCCATGATATCAATCTCAGGGTCTACGTTTGGTTTTAAGTCTATGGTTTCTATCGCCTCGTGTGCAATAAATTCATAAGAAAGAGAAAAATGTGGATTTCTTAACGGAATCTTCTTAAGCATAGTGGCATCAGATCCCTTATTTGTTTTTCCACATTGCCACCAATAGCAAACTACATTATCTGAGGACATGTTTCTAAAAATAAGAATACCACACTCTCTGTTCTCCTTTCTACCAAACCTTTCTAGATTAAAAGCTCTAATTCTACCTTCTAGATTTTTCCACAAGTCCATTCCAAGATCTGCGTATTTGTAAAGAATACTTAGGGAGTTGTCAATTATGGACAAGATCTCATCTATCTCCAGTTGGTTAAAATCACTCTGTTTGAAGTATGTGATAATGTCGCTGATCTGCTTAGGTAATTCTCCAGGTGGATCTTGAAATTCATTTTCGATCCAAACTTTAAGAGAGGTTAGCTCCTTTATCATGGAGAAGATTCTCTTAATAGGATAGTAGATATCCTCATCCTCGATGTCTTTGTTAACAGTGGATAAAAAATCCAATAAGATGTACTGTTTGTATTCTTGATCGATTGGATACTCGATGAACCATGTGTGTTTGATGTCTTTCATGGTAAGAAGAATTATGTTTAATACTCTATATATTATCCCCCCGCCGATCTTCTTGACTTTTAAAGAACTGGTTTTGGATTGCGATATATAATACATAAAAAAAGTGGTTTCCGAATGCCAAGAATAGACGACTATATTTCTTTTAGCTCAAATAAGAAAAACAGGGTTTCAAATGAATTTTCTTTTTCAGCTGAGCTTGGAATGCTGGATGTAGAGATAGTGAACAGACCTCCTGAGATTTCTGATGTTGATTCTTTGGAGTGCGAAATAGATTACAAGGCTGGTATAGAAAGAAAAAAAGAGGGGATCCAGGATTTGGCATTCTCTGTTGATAGCATTGAATTAGAGATTAAAGTTGATGACTATCCGAACGGTCAAAAGGAATTCGAATTTGATATAGTTCCTGATGCAACGATTCCGCTTACCTCTGTTATAATCCAGAAGGGAACTAGATTGGTTCCGACAGATCCAACTTTTGTAAGAGTTGATATGAGAAAATCTATGAACCCAAAGGACTTTAAGGTACAAATCCTTTTTGGAACCAATGAGTAAGGCACTTACTTTTCAGCTATTTGGAAAAATTAACGAATCGAAATCTATCTCGAAGGGGGATATTGGTGTAATCGGGCCAAACCTGCAGGGTGAGATTAAGATCAGGGTTGAAAATCCAGGCCTGGTTTTGAAGAGAGTCGAGGAGGGTGATGATTATGTTTTCAGTGTTGGTGAAAAATCTTGCTCTATTCCTAAAAAGTATGTTAGTCTATCTACCCAACCAGGATATGATGTGATTACATTTGATACTAACATGAATTGGTTTAAGCAAGGAGAAAATAAAGATGTCTTTGACGATGTTATCGACGAATACGTTTCATTGCAATTCTCAAAAATGGGCAAATCCTTCAATCCCATGGAGGAAGATGCAAACATGATCTTGGATATTTTGGGTATAGATTCGGACATCAAATCCTGCAATCAGTCTTCACCTCTTTCTTTGGAGGCTGAAATTTCCAACGGGATGGAGATGGAAATGGTAAAGGAAACAGATAAGGACATTTTCAAAAAGGTCTTTATCTATAAGAATTCTGACGACATACACCCTTTATTATCAATTAAGAGAAAGGGCAATCGATATAATTGTGAATATAAAACTCCAAAAGGTAAGTTTGAATGCAAGCATGACTCTGTTGCTGAAATGCTCGAAAATCCCATTGACAATTATCTTTTGTGTGTTTCCACAGGTAGAGATTTGGAAAGTCCTCAGAGGGATTTGGTAGATCATCTAATGAAGTTATTTAAGTACCATTCTTGGTCAAACCCGGACCAAAAAAGTCCAAAGCATATTCAGGAGAGGAAAGAGATTAAGAGAATAATGGAAATCCTTAAAAATTCTATTCCTGAAGCTCATATCGAGGAAATGTATTCTGATGCTAGGACAAAATACTTTCCTAAGCAGTAAAAGTTGGAACACTTTACCTGGTTCACCATATAATTCTTGAATCTAGTAATGCTGTCCGGTGAATTGTTATCTTACATATCTTTTAGAGTTAAAGCTAAACTCCTAATATTTGAAAAAGATGAGATGGCTGAGTCGACTATTCAAGAAAAAGAAAATGGATTTAAAGGAAAAAACTTTACCAGAATTAAAGGAAGAATTATCCCAGGTTGATTTCCAGTGGATTAAAGGGGATAAAATGGGAAATGTCGAAAAGTTTGAAGGCATTTTTCAGGACGAATCAACGGGAATGACCTTTGTAACTTTTATTGGCGGGGCAAGAATCAACATAGAATTGCTTGAGGAATATTTAGAAGCATTCCCTGCTTCAAAAGTTGATTATAACAATACTGCAGGTAATATTGACCTGACCCAACCAGATTCTCAGCCCCAACAGACACAACCACAAAAGAGTTCCCAGAAACCTGTTAGAAACACGGTTTCTTCTATTGAGCTTGAGGAATCCCCGATATATAAGTTACTGAAGCAGCAGAATGAGAATTGGGTAAATGTGAACATCTCCCTAAAATTAAACCTGCCTTCAAAGAATTTGTATAATGTTTTGATTACTTCTTTTGATGGTGCCAACGAGGAGATCATAAACTACGTAACGGAGGGTGTTGATATCGAAGACATCCGTTCTGCTTTAGCAGAATCGATTACAACATATTATGGAGCTACTCAAAAACCAACGAGTCAAAGAATTAAGAAAAAGCAGGAAACGAAATCAGTAGACGATGACGAATAAAGTATTATATGAAACTAAGGGATTAAATCTCGTTGAAAGAGATGGCAGGGTTGGAGTTGTGCCAACTTTCATGAATGTGGTTGTTATGCCCTTTGTTTCCGATGAGCAAGGACTACCCCTTGCTATAGGCGTTTTAAAAGAACCAAATCCATTTAGAGAAGGTGGCTTAACAGTTTCCCTTATAACCGGAACTAGTGATGATGAGGATCCGGATCTTCTAACTACAGCAAAGAGGGAGCTTTTGGAGGAGAGTGGTTTTGATGCACCTGAAAATGATAGATGGTATTATTTGGGATCTGTTACATCATCTAAATTTGTAGACCACGAGCAACCTTGCTTTGCTGTTGACGTCACTGGATTACAAAAGGGTGAAGCAATTACTGACGGTAGCAAGGAAGAGCAAGAAATGGAATTTAAATTCATACCAGCGAACGATGTTGTGAAGGCCAAGGATATTTTTATACCCGGTCTTTTCTTGAAGTTGTTTAAATATGTCCTGGGAATTGATATCCAAGGTACCTCTACTGCCTCTGATGACGAGGCTTTTAAATTTTCTGCAGAATGAGCCAATCGAGAAGACAAAGAAGACAAATGGCCAAACAATTTGGTCTATTAGGAAAAAAGGAATCCTTTTCTGATATGAGGGAAAGGATCAGGAGGTCACAACAGATGGGTAAACAAATCCATCTTAAAAATATGGAGGAGATTAGAAATAATCAAATCGAAGCGGATCAAAATCGCGAGAGGGAGATCAAAAATTCTTTAGCCAAAGAGATTTCTAGTAATATTCCACAGGAGGAGCCCGAAATTGAATTAAATGCTGGGTCCTTCGACTTTTTAAATGATGTAAAGAGTGGTCCTCAAGCTTCAGATGAAAATGTGAACGAGGATAATGCCTAAAGAAATACCAAATACAACATTTTTGCTTACCTCAAGGTCTTTGAAAGAGGCCAAAAGAAAGTATTGTTCTGATAAAACTTACTATATTGTTGATATAGGAAAGATAATTAGAGAGCTTGGCTATGATACAGAAGAACTGACGCCAGAGTCAGAGTTTGTTATCAATTACGCCGTTCAGAAGAAAATAACACAAGGAATATATAGTACAAGATGTAATGACATCTTGGTGGTGTACAAAAACATCTCCCAAAGATTCGCAGAAAATTTAGAGCATTTTCTAGGCGAAGAAATGGAAGAGGATTTTGAGTTCACCATCACGGTAGAATAAAAATCTTGACTATATAAATGGCAGGAAATAATAGTAATTCCCAAACTGGGTCTGTATCAGCAACAGAAGGTCTAACTAACAGACTTTCCAAGTTTAATTATGGTGCTTCTAATGCTGCCAATAATCCAATTTACGGTTCAAGGGAAACACAAAAAGATGCTGCTTCTGCTCAATTAACCGGAAGGCTTTCTAATCTTGGTTCTGCAAATCCTAATAAAGGTCCTACTGCAAGGACTCTTTTTTATAACGGCGGGTTTTATAGCACGGATGATGCTAAATACGGCCAGTTTCTACTTTACTCGTTTGGTAATAACCAAAACAACTTTATACAGGAGTATTATAAATCGGAAAACAGGGAGTTTAATTCAAATATCTCTTCGGTTTTAAGTGTAACTGGTAGGGGTGCTAGTAAAAATCCATCTGCGGGTCAATTAGTCAATCTAACTCAAACTACTCTTAATTCATTAAATTCAGATTCCGCTACAAGTGACACCAATACAAGTTTGGGAACACGTGGCAATAAATCGCTAATCATAGGAGGGGCTTCAGCTCCTTATTACTGGAAGGATTTCCTGTACTGTAAATATTATGGAACCATTCCAAATAATTACATGATAACGCTTAGGAGGTTTCCTGCACCTATGAGGGATAATCTTTCTATTCCAGATCAGCTCTTAGCAAGTGATCTTTATAAAAATCAAGGTGCAGGTAGACCGGTTGCACAAGCAGTTACTTGGTGGGGTGGAGATACAGACAATACTCTAGATGATGTTATCGGATTTGCTGCTGGTCTTACATGGGAGTCAAAAACCCAATCGGATGTTCTCTATCAAAAAGGATTTGACCAAGGATTTTTCAAGAGTGTTCTGGGTAGAGCTTTTGCTGGAGCAGCTGCTGGTGCTGGTGGTGGAGAACTTCTTTCAAAAATGGGCGATGTTGCAAACATTGCAGTAGCAGCCACGACCGGGGGAAGGGACGAAGTGACCATACCAAAGATTAACTTTGCTCTTAGGGATAAAATGATAACGGATGGTGGGCCATTGTCGGATTTCATCTTTGTTTCTGTTGATACCGTTGATAAGACCTGGGTTAGAGGAAGGGGCCTTACATTTAATAGTGAGGATGTAATCCAATTAAAGTTCCATTATGAGCTTACCTCAGTTGGTGAGGTAAACACCAAAGCTGCAATGCTTGATATTCTCGGCAATATGCTTGCCTTAGGTACAAATTATGGTAATTTTTTAACCCCAGATATCAGGTACGATAACACTTTCCCAGCTATTGGGTTTCCTGGGGGTGAGGATGGATTAAAGGCTTTCTATTCGGATCCAATTGGGTGGACAAAAACTGCTATCAAATACTTAGCAAACCCGGATGCCGAAACTATGAATGACCCTCAAGCACAGGCTTTTAAAGAATCAACTGCATCCATTGAAAAAGCAATAAGTGAACTTCAGAGCGTGGTTAAACAATTGGCAGAAACTGATCTTGCAGGCTTAAGTGATCTTATAGAGAGCGACGCAGCAGTAGGTAATATACTTGCGTTTGCCCTTGCGGATGACTTCATAGAAAATATACAGCTCCCAGTGGCTTTGCAAACTGGAGCTCCTACTGGGGAATGGCATTTGGTTGTTGGTAACCCGATGAATCCTATAGCAATGATAGGAAACCTGATTTGTGATGGTGTTGATATACAATTCAGTGAGGTTTTAGGACCTGATGATTTTCCAACTGAGCTTTTTGCTACCTTTACGCTAAAACACGGTAGGGATAGAGAAAGAGGCGAGATCGAAAGTATGTTTAATAGAGGTGATGGTAGACTTTACCAAAGTACTATCCCAACTTATGCAAACAATCAATCGGTATTCAGTCAAGGACTAAGCGATGGATCTATAGTTTCTACCTTCCAGCAAGGTACACCTACTACACTGTCGCCACAAGACAAAGCAGCAGAAACAGGAGCAGTACCGAAATAAAAGAGTTTTAATAAATGCTACAAATTGATACATTAAGTAAAAACAAAGGTCTCTTTAACCCAAATGCTGAACAGCTTGAAAGAAATTATGGAATTTGGGATTTAACAAGATCTAGTATTACGTATTCCGGTGTGGATGTCAGGTTTAAAAACTATGTGGTTATAAAAAGCGACGACCAAATGCGACCCGATTTATTGGCATTTAGGTCCTTTGGTGATATGAATTATACCGGTAGCTTACTTAAACTAAATTCTATTTCAAATCCATTCGCTGTTCAAGAGGGCGAAGTATTTGCTATTCCAACACCAAAGTCTGTTGATTCTATGTTTTCAAACAAGAAAGCCCTTAAAGACGAGACCAATAATAATCCGAATGCTAAATTTAGGGATTCCCAGGAGCAAAGGAAATTTAAGGTAAGTGATTCCAGGAAAGAGTTTTTAGCTAAGAGAAAGAATCCAACCCCTCAAGTTCTTCCACCTAATGTTTTACAAAATGGAGAAAGGCAGACAGTTAGAACGAATTCTGTTATTGGATTAGCTCCTGATGTAAGTAACGCAACACCAAATCCTAATGCTAATATTTAAATCAGATGCCTTCGGATCAGATAGTCATAAACAATTTTGCTAAAACTAGCATACTTCTAGACGAGCTTGTTGTGCCTAATAGGTCCGGGCAAGAAATTCCCGATCAGCCTTTGGCTAGCGATACCGATGATAAATCGTGGGGAGCTTATCGTCCAGTGGTTTTTATCAATGGATACTATGTAGATAGGTACGTAGATTTCTTCGAGTTTAGTCAAGTTGATTTTTTGCCCACTGTGAGACTTAGTTTCACTATGGATGATCCGATGTTTATTAGCGTAAACTATCCTAAGGATGGCGATATTATTTCTATGTACATTAGGTCTAGGGAGGAAGTCTACAAGCCAATTAGAATGGATTTTAATATTCTTAGTGTTAGGTCTTCACAATCTCAAGATCCTGAGGGAAAAAAGATAAGGTTTACCATATTAGGGGAAACAAGAATTCCTGGTCTTTACTCAGAGGTTTCTAGGGCTTTAAGAGATATGACCTCATACGAAGCTCTATTTGAAGTCTCTCAAGCTTTAAATCTAGGATTTTCTTCTAATGATGATGGCTTGGCTGATTCGATGACATGGATCTGTCCAAATTTTTCTCTTTATCAATTTATCCATGAGATATGTGAGAGATCTTATAAAAACGATGAGAGTTTTTATAAGGTTTGGATTGATCCTTATTACAACTTAACCTTTGTAAACCTAAACAACCAGCTTACGGCTGATGACTATGTTCAGCAGGTTAAGGTTATCCGTGGAGATGTGAACACTGCAAATGACACATTTCTTCCCGGTACCGAGTTGGATATGCAAGAAATGCCTTTAGCCTTTACAAACCAAAAAGGCTCTGGCGATCTTCCTTTCTATATAAGGAACTTTACTCTTCTATCCAAGTCTGGAAATACCAATAACAAGTATGGTTATATCCAAGAGGTACAATTCTATGACGAAGCTATAGTACCAGAAAATGGTAACTTCTCAGAAAAGTATGTAAAGTACACTATAGAGGCTACAACAACTGAAAACATTGGAGTTAACCAAGTTCTCCAGAAAGGCAGACCCAAGGAGGACCTTTATAAGGTGGAGGTTAGAAAATCTTGGTATGGATCATTAAACAATAGTCCAACTGGTGGAGGTGTACATGAGAATTTTATACAAGCTCTCATACAGAACGAATTTAATATCAGTGACCTTGAAAAATTTACTCTTAAGGTAGAGCTTAGTGGATATTATGCTGGAATTTACAGGGGTCAGGCAGTTCCAGTTTTGATTTATGCTAATGAACAGGGTAAGAGGAAGGAAAACACTGGTCTTTCAGACGATCAAAAACCAGAGAGTGAAGTTAATCCAGTTTTGGATAGGTTTTTGTCCGGTATTTATATTGTAACTGGGATGGAGGTAAAATACGATACCCTAAGAGGGATGTATCAGGTACTCCATTTGAATAAAAGAGAATGGACACTTAACAGTGCAGGTGCATTCCCTAAATCTTTCCCTATAAATCTCCTTACTGGATAAATATAAGAAAATAATAAGCCCTTATGGGAATTAGAGCTACAGACAGAAATAGGAATATGTTCCTGAAAGGATTTAAACTTTCCGATTCAGGGATGAACGAGGATCCAACTTATCTTGGATTCAAGATTGTTTTTGATCCTGGTATATTACCAATTAATCCTGAGTATGGCTGGGCTCCTAGCCCTTTATTAAGAGCAGACAACTACACACAAGGGAATGGTGCCTCGTTTGCCACATCCCTTGGAAATCCATTTGGACAGCCACAATATGAGAGAAGACAGAGCGATGTCATTTATTATTCAGCTTATAACTATCTCTTGGAGAGGGAAGCAAATTTCCCAGGTCAGAACACCCAAAGGAGAGCACAAGCTCTTAGACAATTTCAAAAGCTTCT